TCATAAGACGCTGCTAGTAAATCAAGCTGTGAAGCTTGACCACTTAATTCATTTGATAAACTTGCAAGCTGTGGTTTAAGTGCCTCTACATCAACACCCAAAGTTTTGACCTTCGTACTTGCAAAGTCAGCAGCCGCTAAATTTTGAAATGCTTTTGTTAATAGAGTTACTGCGGTAAGGCCAGCAGCAAGAGGGGCTAAAGCTGTTGCCAACGCAGCCCCAGCAGCTTTAAATCCTAAAGAAGCTCCTTTTGCACCAGCACCAGCACCAAAAAATCCTTTTCCTAGTATTGGTAAAGCTCTATTTGCATCTTTTAATTTGCTATTTGTTCCGTTTACAGTTTGATTAAATTTTTGTGCCTG